TAAAAACCCAGCTCCCAAAACTGGAAAGCGAAAGCAAAAGCCAGTCGCACGTTAAAAAATGATAATTTTTTGACCTGCAAAAGAACCCCGTTTGTAACTGTAATGTTCAGTTATTAAAGAGAGTGTTGCAAATCGTCGCCCGCCCTACAAACAGGCCATTAATATAAGTCAGTGCAAAAATAAAGGCGTTACCGCCTTGATGGCCTACACTGCAAAAAGGGAAAAGCTATAAGAGTGCCCGAATTATGCCCAGCGCATAAGTCAGAGTGCAAACCCTGTAGAAAGGTGTGAAAAGCAAAAGCTAAGAACTACCGCCCTGCTCCGAACTGAGAAAAGGTGTCCCAAAAGTGCCCAAAGGGTAAAACTGAGGCTGTCGAAAGTGTGCCAAGCACCACCGTAATCACCAACGCAACGGAGTCCCTAAGAGTTATGCCCTAAGAGTGCCCGAAAAGGATTTGGGACGTGCGCAAAGGGAACGCCAAAAGTACATCGTGTATGTATATGGTCTAAACTAAGTGCGATAAATACGGCTTTCCGATTGGTTCGAGTTTGTCCGTTTCACATTAGGGTAAAGAAGTACGAAACAATTTTGTAACGTGTTTCTCAGGGGGTGAAACCTGAGAAGTGCGTTAATTAGGCTTTACCACAACCTTAACGGGTGGGTGGTTACTCTACTTTGGTGGGGTGCAGGTTCGAGCCCTGCACTGCCTACAATGCAATAATGCAGAAAAATCAAAAATCAGTAAAAATTATGGAAAATGTTAGAAATTACAGTGCAACAGAATTTGCAGAAGTTAACCGTGTTAATCTTTTAGGTGTAACCCTAATTTATCGACGTACCAACAAGGACGGCGTAACAGAAGAACGAGCAATTAATTTTGCAGGTGGTAACTTTACTCCAGTAAGTCGCAAACAAGATGAAATTTTCAGAGTATGGAAAAACGTGGTGCTTACCTTTTGGAATGCAAAAATTATGGAAGCAGGCTTAAAGGTAGACAATGGAAACGTTGCCACCAAACTCCGTGCAACGACCCCAGCTGCAATAATTGTGCGTACTGCCGACGGCAAAGCAGAATCGTGGGACATTGAGGGTAGCATATGGTCTCGTATCGGTTTAACCCCAACTAAAAAAGATATAGAAGAATGCAAAGGAAAGGAGGGAAAGAAAAAGATGCACCGAGCTGCCGTTGCCTCTTTCAACGCCTTAAACTTCCGTGTGAAGTTTGACGACTTACTACCAACAGAAGAAACAGAAGAATCAAAGTAACAAAGCGGTAACAACCTACCGACAGGGCGGGAAATATGGAAACGTGGGATAATTATGCCCAGTGGTGAGGGTTCGACTCCCTCCCCGCTCCCTAAACTAACAAATTTACTAAAATGACGCAAGAAGAGAAAAGAAATGCGAAAATTCTCTTCCATATACTCGTGCGTCGTCCCTCGACCCGTGAGTATGTGGAAGAAATACCCTATGAAATGCAGATGACACAGGACGCAAAGGAAACAGGGCTATATAATTATACATTTCACGCCAACGACGTACAGAGTGCGTCTAAACTTATAGGAATGTGCAACAAATTTAAGTTAAGTTGGAGGTATTGCGTGCGTGGTATAGAAGTGAAACAAGCAACAAACAAGCAAATTAATAAAATGCGTGCTTTTTGCAACAAAACCCGTGCAAGAAGCGCAATTAACCTATAAACAGCCTGAATTATGAGAAAAAGAAATTGCAAGTATCGTGGCGTGAAATTATGCTCATGCAACGGAATGGAATTAATACGCTATGCTTTTATAGTGTGCTTTGTCGCTTTGACGGCGTAGCCTCAACCATGCGTAAAAACAAAGTAAACCAAAATTAAACAAACACAATGGAAAACAACAAGACATTAAGTGCCCAAATTATGAAATTAATGGGCAACATAGCTTTTATAACAGTGAAGAAAACAGTGCGTGCAATGCTTTATGTAGACCGCAAGTTCTGGAAGGGTTACGCCAACATTGAAACGCCCTTATATAAGGCGTGGTGGAGACGACACGCTGCCTGGATGCAGAAGAAACTGGACGAAACACAAGGCAATTACACCCCTTTAGCAAACTGTGTAAGAGTTAAAGAATGCAAAAAGTGCAGATAACGTACAACATTGGACGCTAACTGCATCTATTCATAAACAAACGAAACGCAAAATTACGAAATTATGAATAAGTATAAAGATGAAAAGTACCGTGGATATACTATCAACGTGTGCTATGACCCAGACCCCAGAAGCCCAAGGGAATGGTCGAAAGTGGCAAAAATACTGTCTTTTTCAAGAAACCTTATATTCGATGAGCATAAGTATAAGGATATAGACTGCCTGTATGCAGACCTATTGAAAGAGCATTGTTCTGAACTATATAACGAACTTGTAGACCACGATTTAATGTGGCACGACGGAATTACATGGTATTTTGAGGATGACGATGTATTGTCGAGAGTAAAGAAAGCACTGGAAAATAGTGTGATTATTATGCCAATATCTTGTTATTCTCATAGTGGTTTGACTATATGGGTTGGTCTCCCTACTGACAAGTGGGATAGTGGTTATGTTGGTGTTGCTGTTCAGACGAAAGAGGACACCATACGAGAATGCGGAGCTGATGAACAATCTTGGAAAGAGGTTGCCAAAAAGAATATCCAAAACGAAGTTGAAGAGCTTGACCAGTATATTTGTGGTGATGTTTATGGATATACTATCGAAGACAAGAACGGCGACCAGACAGACTCGTGCTTTGGTTTCTTTGGAAATGACGGAATTGCCGCTGCTATCTCTGAAGCCAAAAGCATTGTGGACGGAGAAATACGCTACAAAATTATGGGTAACGAAAGACGAGAACCCATGTTGTTTACATATGAAGAAATGTGTGGAGCATGAAAGATAAACTTTTAGAAATGTTCTTCGACATCGAGAGATGGACGAAAGCAATTGAAAAGGGTGTTGGTAAAGACATCCGCAAAGACCAACTAATTAAGCTGTGTGACGAGAAAACACGTGTTGCAATGTATGTTGCAATGCGTGACGGAAAATATCAAATTGCACCGCCTCACACAGCACAAATTCCTAAAGATGTTCCTGGAGAGTTCAGAACGGTTTATATTAACGAACCTATGGACAGAGTTGTGTTGAGTATTGCCAATGACTTGTTATTTGAAACCTGTAAAGATATGATTCACCCAGCTTGTAAATCATACCAAACAGGTATCGGATGTGGCAAAGTTGTTAAGGAAGCAAGCCGTATGATATGTGATTCTGAAAAGGGCATCTATGGTTTTAAAGCAGACTTATCGAAATACTTTGATAGCGTGCCACTGAAGTTCATTGACAATATGTTTGATGAAGTTGAGAAGCGACACGGCAAATCAAAATTGATAAAGGTCTTGCGAGACTATTATCACTGTGACTTGTACTTTGATGATGACAACAATCTACAAAGTAAGTACCAATCGTTAAAACAAGGCTGTGCAGTTGCCAGTTGGCTTGCCGATGTGGTCTTGTATGAACTGGACGAGAAAATGACGAAACTTGGTGGGTTTTACGTTCGCTACTCTGATGATATTTTGTTTATCGGAGAGAATTATGATAAGGCAATGGTGATACTTGCAGAACATCTGAGTCTTATGGAAATGCAACTAAACCCTAAGAAAGTGGAATATCTCAGCTCAGACCACTGGTTCAAATTTCTGGGATATTCAATCAAAGGCAAAGATATATCAATCTCCAGTACACGAATTAAAACATTTCAAAAGGAGATTGAGAAGCGAACAATTAAGGACAGAACACAAACTTACAAAAAAGCTGTAAATCGTGTGAACCGCTATCTTTACAAGGGTGACGGAAAACACAGCTGGGCAACACAGATTCTCCCAGTCTGCAACGTAGTTCGAGACCTCAACGAACTGAATAAGTTTGTTATGGATTGCTTGAGGGCGGTTCAGACAGGCAAACGAAAGGTTGGGGGTCTTGGGTATGTCAAGACACAAAAGAACGGATGTGTTGCTCGTGGTACAGGCAGAAATGTAAAAGCGAACCGTGGTAAGATTGATAAGATTGAGGGTTATATGACTATTAGTTGTATGCGAAACGCCCTCTTGACAAGTCGGTCAGTCTACGAAACGCTGGTCATTCAGTTGTAACGCAAAAAAAACAGTGCAATAACAAGAATGAAGGGTGGCATATTTAGTCATCAGGCTGTAGTCTGGGCTCTCAGTGACCCCAGAAAGTTCCTGATGATCATCAAACAGATAAAGCAATGCACCATGCTACATGACATTCTAATGCAGTACAGCAGTTTGTTCAAGGTGTCTATATTTATGAGTGAAGCTCTCGCAAGTCCACAAAAGGGCTCATTACACGAAGCCCATCAGTGGACTCGAGTGAGCTTCCTCAATCAAACTAATATAGAAATGTACTGAAGACAATGAGAACAAGCAAATCTATCACGAGAGCAGTAACAAGAAGTGTTATTTAATACCTGTCTGACGTCTCACGCCGCTCCAACCGTCTACCGACCGTTTCCCGCAGGCGTTTGAGACTTGTTAAGAATGTTGCTCCCACTCCATTACGGCAACATCCACACAAGACAGGTAATATCAACCAAATACAGTAACGTGACTACGCTTTGAGAACTGCAAAAATCTATCGCAAGGTTAATGTAATG